TACACCAAGCATTACAACACTTAGTTGTAGCTGGTAATGCTCTTATCTTTATGGGTAAAGAAGGTCTGAAATTATTTCCGTTGAACCGCTACGTGATAGAGCGAGATGGTAACGGCGACGTGATTGAAATAGTCACAAAAGAAAGGATTAACAAAAAACTAATAGAGAAGTATCTACCTGAAGGAGTAGAGTATGAGACAGACGAAGTTGAATCAGTAGTTGATGAGACTAAAACTGATAAGCAAGAGTGTGATGTTTATACTCATGTTACTAGAGATAACAATAGATTCATATGGCATCAAGAAGTATTTGATAAAGTAATACCAGGATCACAAGGTAAGTCACCAGTAGATACAACACCATGGCTACCACTACGTTTCAATACAGTAGATGGTGAAGCTTATGGTAGAGGAAGAGTTGGTCAGTTTATAGGAGATCTAAAGTCACTTGAAGCGTTAATGCAGGCACTTGTAGAAGGCTCTGCAGCAGCTGCTAAAGTTGTTTTTACTGTATCACCCTCAAGCACTACTAAACCTCAGACACTGGCTTCTGCAGGCAATGGAGCTATCGTACAAGGTAGACCAGATGATATTGGTGTAGTACAAGTTGGTAAGACTGCTGATTTCCAAACAGCTTTCAATCTAATTGGTACATTAGAGAAGAGATTAAATGAAGCTTTCCTTATCTTAAGTGTTAGGGATAGTGAGAGGACTACTGCTCAAGAAGTCCAGATGACTCAGTTAGAATTAGAACAGCAGTTAGGTGGTTTATTTGGGTTACTTACTATTGAGTTTCTTGTACCTTATCTGAATCGTAAGCTTAGTGTCTTCCAAAAGACAGGTGAGATACCTAAGATACCAAAAGGTATGGTTAAACCTACCATCGTTGCTGGTATTAATAGTCTTGGTAGGGGTCAAGATGTACAAGCTTTGGGATCTTTCCTACAGACGATTGCACAGACAATGGGTCCAGAAGCTATCCAACAATACATTAATCCTGAAGAAGTAGTTAAGAGATTAGCTGCAGCTCAAGGTATAGATGTCTTGAATCTCGTTAAGAGTATGGAAGAGAGACAACAAGAGCAGCAACAAGCTCAACAACAAGCAATGCAGATGGAAGCTCTGAAGCAGGAACCTAACATGATGAAGGCTCCTATTAATGATCCATCAAAGAACCCAGCATTAGCTGAACAATTAGGTGCTGCACCAGAAGGAGAAGGAGAAGCACCACCACAACCACCTCAGTAAATTATGGCAGAAACATTAACATACGAAAACACGACTGAAGCTACCACTATAGATAATCTTAATGCTGATGAGCAAGATTCTCTACAGGTAGGTGAAGCTATGCAAGAAGCACAAGACAGCTTACTTGCTGGTAAATATAAAAATGCACAGGAATTAGAAAGTGCTTACGTCGAACTTCAGAAAAAATTTGGAGAGAAAGGCTCTGAAACTAGCAAAGATGCTGGGGACACCGAGGCTTCTCAACAAGAAGAAACGAAAGAAGAAACAGAAGAAACTGAGAAAGATAGTTCGGAAGCTAATGTTCTAGATGAACTATGGAATGAAAGTCAGTCTAATGAAAAGTTTAGTGATGAAGTATTAGAAAAATTACAGAAGACTAGTACTGGTGATTTAGCTAAAGCATACTTATCCTATCGTCAACAGAATCAACCTCAACAGTTAACTGATGCTAACATTACAGAACTGAAAGGTATTGCTGGTGGTGAAAAAGGTTATACTGAAATGCTACAGTGGGCAGAAAAGAATCTCAATAAACAAGAGATAGATATGTTTGATGCTGTCATGGAGAAGGGAGACCCACTCGCTGCTTTCTTTGCTGTTAGAGCTTTATCTTATAGATGGGAGGATTCACGAGGAGTAGATGGTAGAATGTTAACAGGTACATCACCTAAATCAGACGGAAGTCAATTCCGTAGTCAAGCAGAAGTTGTACAGGCTATGAGTGATCCTAGATACGATAGAGATTCTGCATATAGACAAGACGTTATGAAGAAGCTCGAACGATCCAATGTTAACTTTTAATTATGGCTATAAGCAATGATTGGACAAACAAAAGTTTAAAGATACAACAAGAGACAGATAAAGCTGCTGCTTTCCAAGCAGGAGTTAATCAAGGTATGCAGATAGCTGCTCATCCTTATGATGACTACAAAGCAACCACTGATGATATAGAGTATCTAAAGAAACTATATAAGAATCTACCAGGATTGAAAGAAGAACCTGGCACAGATCCAGTAGATGTATTTGATGGTATTCAAGGTGAATTTGATCTTAGTAAAGAACCAGTACTACCTAACTTTAAACCAATGGGTTCAGTTATCAAAGGTGTAAGGGAAGGTGTTTTACCTCTGAAGGATACAAAGATAAAACAAAATTTACAGATAGGTCCACAAGCAGGAGCTACTTCTCGACAGATAAGAGATAGACTAAAACCATTTACAAAAGGTTCAGGGTATGATAAAGAAGGTGGTTCATTACAAGGTGTACCAGCTCCATTAAGGATTCAATTATTGAGAGATGCTATGGCTAAAAATCAGTTACCTGCTAATTATATAAGACGACTAAAAGACACAGGACATATGACTATACCACAGAATCCTGATGGAACTGGACCTCTAAGAATTATTGATTTATTAGGACCACAAAACCCACCACAAGCATAGTGTATTCGTGGCGACCTGAACTTTCATCCTCGCCCATTAACTTACTCATTATTTTAATGAACGACACAGAAGTAATTGCACTTCAAGCACCTATTGAATACACTATGAACGACAACGCTGAACTTCAGAATGGACGCTGGGCTATGCTTGGCATTGTGGCAGCTCTAGGAGCTTACGCCACGACTGGTCAAATTATCCCTGGTATATTTTAATGAAAAAAATTACACTCGCT